ACGGAGATGTATGTCAAATAAAATAAGTAAGACTGTTGACGTTCTCGGAACGCAGTACACGATTGAAATCAAGGCATATAACGATGACCCGGCGTTTGCTAAGTGCAATATTGATGGATATTGTGAGCATGGAACACATAGGATTGTGATAGGCGACCTGCACACATTTCCGGGTTGGGAAGATGAGACGGAAGAGTATATCGAGGCGTGTATGAAACATACACTTGCACACGAGGTTGTACACTGTTTTTTTGGAGAGAGCGGATTGCAAGATAGCTCTGCTGTTTACGATGGGCCGTTCCCCAAAAACGAAATGCTTGTAGACTGGGTTGCTATTCAGATAAAGAAGATTTACAAGGCTTTAGAACAAGCGGGAGCGCTATGAACCATCTTTAGGAGAAAACACCATTTTGACATTTTAATGCTGTTCATACAGCATTTTCATGAGATGCTATAAGCATCGGCGCGGCGACCTCCTTGCGGCGTGCCCGCCTGTTGGATGCAGATTCTTTTTGCGGATTTTCTATCTGTATTCAATTCAAGGCGGGCTATTTTATTACATGGAGGTTGTATAGGTTGGCATATAACGATGACGAATTTTTAGAATGGATAATGAAGCGAGATTTCAAGGCGATGGCTGATAAGATAAGAGAAGAGCGTGAGACGAAAAACTATTTCAGGTTTTCGGATTTTTCACTGCTTTTTAGGTATTATGCCTATGTAGACTTGCCGGAATATTATGCTGATGACTACATAAAAAAGAGAAAGATATTCATTTTATATGGTCATGAAATGGTACATCCGAAACATAGTTATCGAGTTATATTTTGCAAGATACCGAAATGGCAAGAGCATAAATTTGAGAAAGCTATGGAAGAATTAAAGACCAGAATACTGATAGGCGGACATACTGATTACATTGAGCGTTGCAAGGAAATAGCAGATAAAATGGATAAAACTCCGAGAGCGACGGATGGATAATATCGCTCGTATGTATATAGTCTCGTAGCCCAAAGGTTAAGGCAGCCGGCTTTGACCCGGCTTATCAACGTTCAATTCGTTGCGAGACTGCCAGCGTGCTATACCTGAAGCACGACATCCTTTCCCTTCACCGCCTTGCCCGTGGGCGGTAATACACGGGCTTTAATGGTGGGTTAGCTCAATAGGCAGTAGCATCGGTTTTGTAAACCGAAGGTTTGTCGGTTCGATTCCGACACCTACCTCTTTAGTGTAGTCGTTCTAATACTGGCAAAGACGGTATTGGGACGGGGATATTCTTACCAGAGCTGGCGGGGGCTTTGATAGCGGTATTTCCGCTGTGGCGTAGGTTGAAAGCGACCTACGCCATTTTTTTATATATAGGAGTGATTAAATGGCCTATACATTTTTAACGCCTGAAAAGGCATGGGAAAACCTTGATAATTACAGGAACATGTATTATCGGAAGAATATCGCTGCGTATAGCGGTGAAACGTCTGATTTGGTGGCGACATCCGAGAAAGATATGTTCTGGGGCAGGCAATCGGGTAAATGCAAGATGCACGTTCCGATTGGGGCAGATATAGCAGCTACAAGCGCGAATTTGCTGTTTGGTGAAGAACCTGCGTTTACATGTTATGATGTTTCCACGGAAGATAACGAAAACGAACAGCAAAAGCGTTTGGATTATCTTGTAGAACGGAATAATATGCACGGTAAGCTGAATGAAGCGGCTGAAAGTTGTGCGGCGTTAGGTGACGTATATCTAAAACTGAATTGGTGGAAAGATGAGATAGATTATCCTGTCTTGAACGTGGTATCTGGTGATTCTGCGTGGCCTGAATTTCTGTTTGGTGTGTTAAAGGGAATACATTTCTTTAGCGTTGTAAGCAGGGATTTACAGACTGGTAAGGTCACAAGGGCTTATGAGCTATACGAAAAAGGTAAAATCACATCTGCTATTTATTTAGGAGATGCGACAAGCCTCGGGCAGGAACAAGGCGAAGGTGCTTTAGCTGAATATGGCTTGAAGCGTGAAACCAAAGTGCCGATTGATGATATGTTAGCAGTACACATTCCGAACATGAAGCCAAATAGAGTATATAGGGATAGCTTTATGGGCCGTAGTGACTTTGACGGGTTGCGTGGGCTTATGGATGAATTGGACGAGACATATACAAGCTGGATGCGAGATGTAAGGCTTGCAAAGGCGCGTACAATCATTCCTGCCGAGTACCTTAAACGTGATACAAAGGAAATGCTTCAAGGCAATTCTAAAGCTCTTTCATGGGATTTTGACACCGATGTAGAGACGTTTGTTGCGCTGGATATGCACGATGAAAACGGAAACATTCCGAGTATCACGATGCAGCAATTCGCTATTAGGTCTGAAGAGCATATGGCGACTTGTAATGAGCTAATGACGAAGATTGTCTCTATTGCCGGTTATGCTCCTCAGACGTTTGGTATGGACATTGTTGGTATGGCGCAATCTGGAACGGCATTGCATATCAGAGAGAAAAAGTCATATGATACCCGTGGAAAGAAGGAAACGTACTGGAAATCCACGTTACAGGATATTATGACGGCTATGATACACCTTGATAATGCGCTGTGGCCAGAATCCGGCAGCGACGCAGATGACCAAGTGAAAGTGAGATTTGCAGATAGCTTTGCGAATGACATTTCCACAATGGCTAATGCGGTATCTCTGCTCAATGCAGCTAACGCAGCTTCTACGGAAGTCAAGGTAAGGATGCTGCATCCCGATTGGACGCAGAAACAGATAGCGGATGAAGTGAAACGACTGAAAACGCCTGAACATCTGCTTTTGTATAATTCGCAGCTTATGACAAAGGAACAATTCTTGCGGTATTATTATGCGGATGATGAAACCGAGATGAAACAGGCTATATCTGAGATTGAAGAACAGGATAGCCGACAGGAAGAGCAGGAAGATGAGGATATAAGGCTTGAAGAAAACAATCGAAAACATGTACAGCAGAATGTGGAAGAAGAATATAGCTCGGACAATCAGCAGACAGTAACAGGCAATACGACAGCTGGAAGGTAAAGGTGGTGACGTACATTGACATCGGAACAGATGGAAAAGCGCGTCAAAAAGATGCTTGGGAAATTTGACGATATAAACACTTTTTATATTGAAAAAGTGGCAGAGCAGATAGCGACAATAGGCGCGTTATCAGCATCAAGTGTCAACACCATATCTGTTTGGGCTTCAATGTATGAGAATATTCACGAGATAAACAAGCGTATAGCGAGAGCGGCAAATATAAGCATGCCAGAGCTAAAGAAGTTGTATAGTGACGCGCTCAATGACGTTTATCACGATAATAGGTTTGTAAGGGCGTTGGAAGAAACGCCCTTGACAGACGCCTCTAAAGAGAGATTAGAGCGATATACTGAATCAATATACAGGCAGACACAGGAAACGCTAACTAATCTGTCTAACACAACTGCTGTATCTGAGACATATCGTGAAGCTGTGGATAAGGCTATACTGACGGTTTCGGGTGGGTTTGGCGATTATACATCACAGATGCGCAATACCATAAGAGAATTTGGTGGAGCGGGTATACAGGTGGAATATGAGAGTGGATTCAAGCGTAGGTTGGATAGCGCGTTACGCCAGAATATCATAGATGGTGTAAAACAGATACAGCAGCATGCAAGCGATTTAATAGGTGAAGAACTTGGGTTTGACGCTAAAGAAATCAGTGTACATGCAAATAGTGCGCCAGACCATGAGCCTGTACAGGGACATATTTTCTTGAATGAAGAATTTGAGAAACTACAGACAGAACAGGAAAGCATGGATATAGAAGGACGTAGTTTTCCTGCTATGCGTAGACCAATAGGCGAATGGAACTGTATGCACTTTATATTTTCATATTCCACAAAGTATAGCGAACCGAAATATACCACGGAACAGCTTGACGAATTTGCAGAGAAGAACGCTAAAGGCTGTGATATTGACGGAAAGCATTACACCTTGTATGAAGCGAGACAGCTAATGCGCCAAATCGAGACAGATATAAGGAAACAGAAAGATATAGCGATAGCAGCTAAAGCGGCTGGGGACATGGAACTGCGTAGAGAGTGCCAAGGTAAAATCAACCGTTTGGTAAGAAAGTATGATAACGTGATTGAAGCATCCGGGCTGGATACACATAGGGACAGGATGGTTGTGCAAGGATTCAGGGCTGTGAAGGTGAGCTAAAGATGGGTGGAAGTACATACAGCCGAAGGAAGAAACAGGTTTATCCAAGCAAACGGGAACCTGAATATGTGCTTGCCGGGAAATGGTTTCGTGGTGTAGTGCCGGAAGAAAAGCAATGGAGCCAAGAAGAGCTAAAGCACACATATGACATCAAACAGATTCCTATTGACAAACTGTACACAGTTAAGAATAAGACGCCTTATAAAGCGATACAGCGTGAAAGGGAGAGCCATGATAAGATGAACGATTATGAGCCTATAAGCGTCATAAAGCGTGGAAAGCAGTATATCGTGATAAGTGGTAACGAGCGAGTGATTGCGCTTGCATCGCGTGGATATAAGCGGATTAAGGCGAGAGTATACGACCTGAACAAGAAATAATTATGGCAACAGATGTAAATTGGACTACTTCGGATAAATGGCGTTCCATCAATTTAGATGAGATAACATTTGAAGGTGTCGGGCCTTATGATATTCCAATTATACAGCCGGAACAATATGAACCAGTTGAGTTTATAGGATTCAATTACGCTAAAAGCTGTAAAGACAGGAATAATCATGGGGTACATTTCTTTTTGGACGATTACCAGTTTGAAAGAGTATGGAGCCAGCTAAAGCGATATACTGAAATGTTGTCTCAATTTCAAGCTGTATTATCACCGTCATTTTCGTTATATACAGATTGGCCTAAAGCAGTACAGATATGGAATATGTATCGTAGGCATTATGTAGCCGCGTATATGCAGATGTACGGTGTGAAGATATATCCGACCATAATGTGGTCTGATTACAGCAGTATTGAATGGTGTTTTGAAGGTGAGCCAAAGAATAGTTGCGTAGCCGTTGAAAGCCTTGGGACACAGAAACACGAATACAGTAAAAAGCTGTTTATGTATGGATATGATGCTATGTTAGAGATATTACAGCCTGAAACGATATTGTTCTATGGTAAAATACCAAAGGAATGTCGCGGGAACATTGTACATATAGAACCGTTTCACAAGAGATTTGATGAATTGAGAAAACGCAAAAACCAAATAGATGATATGTGATAAATGCAATTTTGCACCGGTTTTGCGTCGATTTTGCACTTTACAAACCGATATTTTTATGGTATAATTATAATGGGAGAAATGGACGTAAGTCCATTTCTTTTTATTTGCCCTATTTATGAACAATTTCAATATAAAGGCACTTATTTATTGATTCCAGCGTTCTTTATAGGACGCTGTTTTCATATCACATTAGACCGGGACTGTCGAAAAACTATCAAGCCCAAGTGGATGGAACCCACGCTAAAAAACCGAAGGGCGACGAAAGGAGAACCATGACCAGAAACGACATCAAAGCTCAATTCCCCGAAGCGACTTCCGAACAGATTAAGGCTTTGCTCGACATTCACTCTGATGATATTGGACGTGCTAAGAGCAATGTCACAAATCTGGAAAATCAAATCAGTCAGTTGAATCAGCAGATTACAACGTTGAATGGACAGATTGCAGACAAGGACAAGGCAATCAATGACCTTAATACTCAGGTCAAGAGCAATTCCACGAACAACGTTAACGTCGATGAACTCAACAGGCAGATTGAGCAGTTGAAAAAGGACGTTGCAGACAGAGACAGCAAGATTGCGAGTAACAACAAGCAATACCGAATCAAGGACGAACTGCGAAGCAGCAAGGCCAAGAACGTTGATGTTATCTGGCCGCTCCTGAAGCTGGATTCTATCACTGAGAAAGACGGAAAGCTGGAAGGTCTGGCTGAACAGATTGAAGCACTTCAAAAGTCCGACGCTTACCTGTTTGAAACAGATAGTGGCAACAATCAGCGTGGCGGTTTCTCCGCTGGAAAGCAGGACTTGACAAATGCAACGCTTTCCAACAACGACATTATCAACAATGCCATTAGGAACGCTTACAGGCGTTAAAACACAACTGAAAGAAAGAAGGATATAACATGTCTACCTACGACCAGATGATTGACCGTACTGGTGCAACTGCACTTATCCCGGTACAGGAAAGCCGGGAGATTATCGAGATGATTCCCGAGCAGAGTATTTTCCTGCGTTATGCTACTCGTATGCCGAACATGACCTCTAAGCAGATGACCATTCCTGTTGTCGCTGGTGAGCCTACTGCCTATTTCGTCAATGGCGATACTGGCTTGAAGCAGACTTCCAAGATGGACTGGGATAAGGTCTTTATGACTGCTGAGGAGCTTGCTGTTATCGTGCCTATTCCCGAAGCTGTGCTTGCGGATTCTGCCTATGATATTTGGGCACAGGTGCGTCCGCGCATTGCCGCGAAGTTTGCCGAGAAGATTGATAAGGCGACGCTGTTCGGTATCGATAAGCCTACCTCTTGGCCTGCTGGTATCGTTCCTGCTGCTGTCGCTGCTAATCAGGTTGTGGAGCATTCTTCCACTGCCACTGGCCCCGACCTGTATGCTGAACTGTTTGGCGAGAGTGGCATCGTGACTATGGTTGAGAACGAAGGTCTGCCGGTTGATAACTTTATCGGCAGCGTCAAGACCAAGGCCATGCTTCGTGGCGCTGTTGACCTGAATGGTCAGCCCATCTTCACTCCGTCCTACTCTAATGGTAGCGGCAGCGCGTTCCGTGACGCTATTGCGGGTATCGGTGTGGATTTCGTCAACCCCGCGAATTGGGATGTTACTCAGGCACTTATGATTGCCGGTAACTTTGACCTTGTGCGTTATGCCATGCGGCAGGACATCGAGTACAAGATGCTCACCGAGGCCGTTATCACTGATAACGAAGGTGCTATCGTGTACAACCTGGCGCAGCAGGATATGGTTGCCCTGCGTGCTACCATGCGTATTGGTTGGGCGTTGCCTAAGCCCTTCAATACTCATACTGGTCAGGGTGCTGACAGCTACTATCCGTTCGCGGTTCTCGCGCCTGAGACAAACCCTTAATAGCCGATAGTACATTATCCGGGCTTACTATCGGTTCCCTGTCGTTGTCACCTAATTTTAGTAGCGATGTTACGAGTTATACTCTCACCACTACAAACGGGCAAAACAAGGTGACAGCGACACCCACAGATGAAAACGCTACTGTTGAAATAGCCCTTGGCATTACGCCTGTTGAAAATGGTACAGCGGCAGTGTGGGAAACCGGAGAGAACACGTTGACTGTAACTGTGACTAACGGCACAAGCAAGACCGTTTATACCGTGGCAGTTACCAAGGAATAAGGTGGTGAAACAATGGCACGTCAATATTTGACATATGCGGAATATCAGCAATTTGGCGGTACGCTGACCGAAACTGAATTTGCTTTAGCAGAGTTTAAGGCGCGTAGCAGGATTGACCGTTTGACCTTGGCGCGTGTACAGGCCATGCAGGAAATCCCGGAAGAAGTCAAAATGGCTATGCTGTGCATTATAAAGGTGGATAGCAAGTATTCTGCTGACGCGATGTCAGATAGTGCCATTGTTTCTGCTTTCAACACAGATGGGTATTCAGAGAGCTACGGTGGCATAGCCGAACAATCCGATAATGCACAAACTCAACTCAATCAGCAGTTATCCAAGATGCTATTCGGCGTATTGGACGATAATGGCGTTCCGCTGTTGTATCGGGGGATTGAGTAATATGCAGTTGTGCGAAGATACAATAACCGTATTCAACAGGCGAATCAATACGGAACATGGTTGGGAAGAGTACGTCCCAACTATAATTCGTGGTGTTTCGTGGTATGGGGATGTAGCTGTAAATATCGGAGATAAAGGCTTAAATGCCGCGAGTAAATTCACTATCAGAATACCTATTGATGCAGATTTCGATGGAAAAACCTATGTAGAACCGGTTGAATATAAGCACGAACCGTTAATCGCAGGTATTTTCACGTTGCAGAATGGCGACCTTATTGTGAAAGGCGAGATAGCGGATTCCACGCTCAAACCCGCAGAAATCAAAGAACAATATCCATTTACATGTACGATATTAGGCGTTACAGACAATCGCAGAGCATCTAAAGCAAAGCATTGGAGAGTGACGGCTACATGATGGAAATACATGGTTATTTGGATATTGATTTAGACCCAGATGATATTTTGCGTAAGTTTGGGCTGGAAGAACATGGGCCGGTTCAAAAAGCAGTAGACACGGCTGTTATTGACTACATGATGCCTTATTGGGCATGGGACAGCGGCACGCTTGCAAGGGACGCTTACACACGTTCTGACATAGGGAGTGGGCTTATAACGTATGCTCCTGCTGGAAAAGACGGTGTATCGTATGCACATTATATGTATTACGGCGAAGTATACGGGCCAAACTATCCTATCG